TTGCGAGTATTTTAGTTTGCTTCTTCGATCAGGTGAACCCAATCCTAACGGCTTCAGCATTGCCGATTCTCCACGATCGCTCGTCTGCCCCGTCGAAACCTTTCACCCCCATCAGGAGCACACTCTGTCGCACGTTTTTGCTACACTGGTAACGGCCAGACCTTAAAGAGTATGCTCATGGTGGAGGTGGGGGTATCGAAACCCCGTCCGCAACATCTCACCATCGCTTCATCGAATTCTTTTTACTTATCTTCTTTGAAACTCTGATAGAACTCTAATCTATCATTTTCTACCCATTCTTCCAGGGTATTGTTGCCTGTCTCATAATATTGAAAAAAACTATAACCACTAGGGTCAAATGATTCTTTCTTGACAATCTCTACCTTGTCATCGGAATCGCGTCTTACTAATATAAACTCTACATCTTCACTCATTTCTTTCTCCTTGATGATCTTCTACTTGCCAAGCCCAGTGAATCACGCACCAGTCTTTGAGGCAGTGATTTTTTGTGTATTCTCTATCTACTGCGTTTTTGCCAAACTTTTTACACATATTAGTGTACCAAGAATCCCAGTAGTAGTCAAGTATTTCCTGTTCAGAAAGCGTTACTATTTCTGCCGACCAGTCTTTGTTCTTAGGATCTTTGGGTTCAATGTATCTATAGTATCTCACTGTGTGGCCTCAATGATATCTGTGATTTGATTCGCAGTATAGGCACTAAGAGTCCATCCTAAATGACCGTGGCCAGTGTTATAATAAACGTTTCTATTCTTCTTACTCTGCTTGACAATAGGCATCATAGAAGGAGTCATCGGACGCAGGCCTGCCCAAGGCACAACGTGTTCTGTGTTCATTTCCGGGAATAGTGTTCTTGTCCAATCCACAAGCGGTTGTATTCTAGCCTGCTTAATATCAAGATTCTTGCCAGCAAACTCTGCTGTGCCTGCTGCTCTAAATCTTGCGTCACCCAGTCGAGCAGACACAATTTTGGTTTCGTCGTCTAACAGACTTACCCATGGTCCTGCCTTTGGGTCGTTTACTGTGATAGAATAGCCTTTCACAGGATAGATAGGCAGTTTATCTCCTATATATCGAGCAAGGCCTGGTGAATCAACTCCGGCACAAATTACCACAGCACCTTGGCTGGCAAACAGTTCTATGTCATAGATAGTAGCAGGCAGTTTTAGAAACTTTACATGGTATTTTTGTTTGATTCTGCGAGCAAGATTTCTACAAAATAGATGTATGTCACCTGTAAAATCCTGTTCGTTGTAAAAGCCGCCTATGATAGGAGTTTCACTTTGAGCAAGCGCAGGTTCGATCTGCCGCATCTCTTGCGCAGTAACTTCTCTTCTGTTTAGGCCTGCTTCTCGATAGATTTTATTTGTTTTTCTTGCGTGTTCTAGTTCTCGTTCTGTGCGATAGATATGTAATATACCTTTTTCAACACAGTCGAACTCAATGCTTTCTTCGTCGGCAATAGTACGATAGTAATCATGCGCAGCCAATGCCATGCGACAGGTTTCTAGCGTGTTCTTGTCACGGTTGGGAATGTTGGCAATGAATCTTGCCATCCAACCTACTTTTGCTAATTCAAGATTAAGGCTGATTTTAAGTGGAGCATCTGCTTGAAACATCCACTTGAGGCCTTTCTTTACATTGCCCCAACTGTTCCAAGTTTCAGCATTAGAAGCAGAAAGTTGACCGCCATTGGCGTATGAAGTTCCCATTCCAGTATAGCGCTCACGCTCTACTACAGTGACATCATAGCCTTTGCGGGCAAGATAATACGCAGTTGTTACACCGCTTATACCTCCGCCAATAACAGTCGCCTTCATATTACATCTCGTTCTTACGGTCTTGGATTTCCTTGCGACGATCCTTTGTTAGCTTGCCTAGGTCGCCAAGTGCTTTACGGGCACGAGCAGCGGCAGCCTTTACACCCTTTTCATCAAAAGTTTCGGCTTCTGCAAGATAGTTTTGAAATGCCTGTTTGATTTCTTCATGTAAATTACTCATAGTTTTCTCCTGTTACAGTTGAGTATATTTCTCTCCAATTAGTTACTTTTGTAACGCCTGTTGGAATGTCTTCCGTCATATTAAATCCGTGTTCCATTAACACGGGTTTTAATCCGTAGTCCAGTCCTGCGACACAGTTTCGATAATTGTCTTCAATCCAATATAAACCCGTGTCCGCATACTGTTTTAAGATATCGTATTTAGGTGCTTGCGTGTCAAGACAGATGATTTTTGAAAACGCAGTATCACCAAACAGTTTGCGAATATTCATCTCACGCAGTTTCACAGCGTTAGGCTCCTTGCCCATCGAAGTAATACAGTGAAATTCATAGCCGTGTTCTTCATGTAGTCTTTTGATATAAAACATAGCATCACGCAGCGCAGGAAGGAATCCCATTGCAGCGCTTTCGTTAAACTGTTTAACCAGCTGCGGAACTCGCTTGGGTTCAATGCCATATCTGTCTGCAAGAGAGTAGAAACGATTGCCCTGTTTTACACGAGTATGTCCATGCTGTTCGATCCATACACCGAACGCATAGTCCCAGTTAAAAATCACGCCATCTGCGTCTGTGAGAATTATCTTATCCATGCTAGTATAGTACTAGATTAAAAAGGGTTTGTCAATTGGAATTTAAAGCTGTATCGTTAGAAGCAGTGCTAATTTTGCCTGTGTAGGGAGAATCTCCTACTTTGTCATTTAATCTAGCGATTTGTCTGTCATTAGCATCTTCAGTTGGACTGGAAGTTATGATAGTAGCTGTGTGGCCGCAGTCTGCCTGTACCTTATCTCCAATCCTTGCTACACCTCTGCCATTTACTTTTACATCAGCCGACGCTTCTACAATTCTGCCTCCAATGTTAGGACCGTGTATAAGACATGTTCCTATAGTTTTATCGTTTATTCTAGCGGCACCCCTTTCACTCATACAATTCCGCCCACGCCTGGCGCTTTGTTCAAGGCAGTGTCAATCTGTAGTTTCGCTGCTTGAAACGCAGTGTCAGCAGCTTCTTTGGCCAAATCTGCAGTATCTTTCATACCGCCGGCAGCGCCTAGTGCTTTCTGAATCGCTTCTGCGCCTAAACTGCCTGTGTCAGGCACAGCAACTATAGTATCTAAACGATCTGAAAGGCCTGCCGGAAGACCCTTTGCTACTTTTAGAAGAGCAGGGCAGGTTGATGCGCCTTGTATATTAAGAGAGAAGTTTAGAGAATCTGTGACTTCTTCAAGGGCTGCTTGTAACAATCCTGTTGGCGGAGCCGGGGGAGGAGCAATAAAAGGTACAATAGACGCTGCCATTGTAGCAGCAGCACTGGGAATAGCACTTTGCAGTTGCGTAAGCTTCTGAAAAAAGTCTAAAGGAAGCTGAGAAGGGTCAGGCAAAGGGATAGATGCTAGTCCTATATCTAATCCTCCTATGTTTGGTATTGCACCTGCAAGATCTGCTTTAAGTTCATCAACTGCTCCTGTTAATAAACCTTTGGTTTGAGCAACAGTTTCGATAATACCAGAAGTGGCTTCCTGTGCCTGTTCTGCTAGTTCTTTTGCCTCTGGCGTCAACGCACCTAGACTTGCCATCGTATCGCAGGAACCTCCGGCAAAATCACATACTGAAACTACTGAACCTTCTATGACACCACTTGCTGATTCAACGGCAGATGATACTGCGGCTAGACTCATACCGCAAGTCCTGTTGTATTCTGAACATACTGTGATGCCATTTGCTCTTCAGTTTTTGCAATGCAGAGAACAGTTGCTCTGTTTAGAATAATGTTCTGTTCTGGATTCACGGTGAACATAAATGGTGCTAGTCCTAGTCCTTCCTGTGTAGGTGTAAGCATAAGAGGCTTTGACAGTTTCAGTGTGTCGTCTCGTTCTTCTTCTAGTCTTGCTACTACTTCTTCGCCTGAACTTAATTTAAGGCTGATGGTATCACCGTTCTTGTAAGGTGTTTCGATTAGCATTCAGAATTACTCCGGGTTGTTTTTAATATATGTTTGAAGCTCTGTAAAGCCTCCTACATACTTACCGTGTAACCATATCTGCGGCACTGTTTCTGAACCAGGAGCAGCCTCTTGTAACTGCTCCCTAGTCCATTCGCCCTGTGATATGTTGCGCTCTTCGAACTCAATACCTTTGCTTTCCAACAACTCTTTTGCCCAGTCACAAAACATACAAGCATTTTTGCTCCATACTACAGTATCCATATTATGCCTCACATGCTTCGCAGTTCATAATATCACGCACCAGTTCCTGCGCAGGATTACTTGAACGCTGATAATATAGCGTTTTTACACCTAGCTGCCACGCCTCAATCAGCAGTGCGTTGATATCTTTCACAGCAGCAGAAGGCGGAATCATAAGATTAAGACTCTGACTCTGATCAATGAATCTCTGGCGTGCTGCTGCCTGCTGGACAATAGTGATAGGAGTAATCTCATCAAAGGTAGCAAACACTGCCTTCTCTGTTTCTCCTAGGAAGTCAAGATGCTGAACGGATCCTGAATTGGTCAAGATGCTCATCCAGGTCTCTTCGTCATTGCGACCATATGATTCCAGCAGTTTTTCAAGGTAGGGATTCTTGTAGGTGAATGAACCTTTAGCAAGGTCCTTTGTGAAATAGTTAGAACGCAGCGGTTCGATAGAAGGTGATACCTGTCCAAGAATAAAGGAACTTGACGTTGTTGGCGCAATAGCAAGACGAGTAAGGTTACGCTCACCGTAGCTGATCATACCGTCGGGCTCCCCGTAACGAGCAGCCATTTCCTGTGATGCTTTCAGTGTGCGCTCGTCCATAAAGCGAGCAATTTCTGTGGCCAGTGTTGCGGCTTGATAGCTTTCAAATGGAATCATCTTGCTTTGTAGATAGGAGTGCCAACCTAGCTGTCCAATGCCTAGCGCACGCCAACGACGAGCAAAGTTGTATGAACTCTCCATGTGAGCAATGTCAGCTGTTTTGTTGATGTAGTCTGTCATTACCGCATCAAGGAAATATGTTAGAGTTTCTACTGCGTCTGTGTTTTTCCATTCATCGTAGGTGAGCACGTTCATGGAAGCAAGGTTGCAAACAAAACTTTCGTCGTCGCCACTTGGCAAACAGATTTCTGAACAAAGATTAGACGCATGTACTCGCTTGTTCTTGTCCTTAAGAACCTTAGGCTTGCCGTTATTAACATTATCACTGAAGAACAGATAAGGATAACCTGACTCTTTTCTCTTGCGAATTACTCTTGCCCACAGACGCAGTTTGTTTGCTTCTGTTGAAGCTAGTTCGCCTGCTTTGACACGTTCGCCTTCCTCGATCATTTCCTCCATCCAGGCATCAGAAACACACAAGCCCAGACTCATGTTTTGAATGGAATGACCAACTTCTCTGATTTCAAGGAATTCTTCTACATCAGGATGTTCAATGTCGAGATAGCCCGCGAATGATCCTCTACGCACTGAACCCTGTGAGATAATGTCAGTCACAGTTTCAAAGATATTCATAAAGTGGACAGGACCATCTGCTGTACCGCCTGTCTTGATTTGAGATCCTCTTGAACGAATGTCGCCAAAGTAGCCCGAAGTGCCGGCGCCGTGTTTGGTCTGCATGGCAACTTCTGATGCCTTGTTCATGATCTTGGAAATTTCATCGCCTACATAAACTCCATTACAGGAGATAGGCAAGCCCTTGGTATTACCAAAGTTAGACCACACTGGAGAACTTAGTGAATAGTAGCCCTTGCCCATGTAGTCATAAAACTTGTCAGCAAAGCCTTCTACATCAAGAAAACTTTCTGCTGTGTCTGCGATCTCACGGATTCTGTCTTCCGCGCTTTGCTCCTCATCCAAATATCCTCGCGCCAAAAACGTCCGCGAGTCTTTATTAAGCCAATCAAAACTCATTCTTACTTCCTTTGTTTCTGTTTTAAAATAGTTCGTCTGCACCGATTCCCTGTCCCTTGGCATATTCTACTGGACGCTTTTGGAAGAAGTCGGTCATAGTTGATCCCAGCAGTGCTTCGTCAAACCAGAATGTTTCGTCAGCCAATGTCTTGTCGATTTCGATTTGACTGTGATCAAATCCGATCTGTTCCATTGACTCTTTCATTCTCTTAGCAACGAAGGTCTTAAGGATGTCTGCGTTTAGGCCATCTACGGCGTAGTCGCCAATCATCCAATCAATTACCTTGCTTTCTGCTATCATGCTGTCTCGGATCTCTTCCTGAATTCTTGCTTCCAATTCTGCGTCAAACATTTCTGGATACTCTTCGCGCAGTGTGTTAATTAATTGTATTCCCACCTGAGCGTGTAGCATCTCTTCGTTCCTTGTATATTGAACCTGTTGTGCGCAGTCCTTTAACACTGCTCTGTTTCTGTTGAAGTGCAGGATTATGTAGAACTGTGAAAACAGACTAACATTTTCTACGAACAATGTAAAGAGGATAATTGAATAAATGAACTGTTTCTTATCGTCTTCGTAAACTCTTTCGTTGTATTTGCGTAGGTAATTTACTCTGCCACGAATAACTTCTTCGTTGAGATTTTCTTCAAACACGTGAGTAAGATGCAGCACGTCTAGCAGTTTCTCATAGGCCATGTTGTGGATAACTTCTGAGTTGGCCATAGCATAGCCAAGATCGTTAATGGAAGGATGAGGAAGATGTGTTCCTACGTTTGCCCAGAATGATTTCACAGCAACTTCAATCTGCCCGATAGCACTTAGAGCACGCACAATCACTTCCTGTTCTTCTGTGCTTAGTTCTGTCTTAAATTGCGAATAGTCTGATCTAAAGTTGAACTCGTCTGGGGTCCAAAAACCTTTCCAGATTGCGTCAATGAAATCTTTTGTCCATGGGTAATTATCGGGTTTGCGTGATATCTGTCTGTCGAATAACATTTTTCTCTTTCCTTTCTTTAGATGGCTATTTCGCTGTCCTACCTGTGTAGGCAATTCTTTCGTTTGTGTTAACTTCGTATTCTGTTAGAGAGACAGGTTGTATCGATGTTGCAAATCATGAGTGTTTGGTATGTCAGATTCTGCAACATGTGTCTCTCCTGTGTATCCCACGACTCTTTCACCGACGTATAGTAAGTAATATATCTCGCCTGTTTCGCGTGAGCGTTGTATATGTATCTCAAACTGTTCATCCGAAAAACAGTCTGTTAATTGCAAGGTGTAGGCAATTCCCAGCAAGCGACAGAAGCCGCAGTATAGATTTTCCTGTATCAACTCCCAGGGAGTAGGCCAACTGCTTTGATCGTATGGATCTGTGTGAATACTTACCTCAGGGGCTTTATTGTACTGGTCGATAGTGGCTTGGATAGGGTCTTTGGTGTCCTCTAGGCCATCTCTAAATTCTGCCCACTGTGACAGACGATCCTCAAACGACTTCTGAGAATTAAACATCAAGTTCTGTCTGATCTATGTGCTTTAATTGTAAATGTCATGTAGGTTCGGTCATTGACCTGGAGATTAGATGTTGCCTTAACATCAATAGTATTAAAATTGCTGGAGTTTCCTAGACTCCTCAGTTGTCCTTCAAATTCAATTGCTTGCAGGCTGTTTTCTTCACCTGCGTAATAGTATTCGTCGTAGACTTGTATATCATTATCGGTAGCATATACAACTACGGTAAGAGTGCCTTTCCGTACAAAGCGACTTTCAGTTATCATCATGTAATCTATTTCATATGATTGATTAATAACGCCAGGCAATCTGAAAATTCTCTGCGCACTTAATTGTCTACCGAAATCTATTTCATTTTCAAACATTAAAATAAAATCTGCTGCGCCTCCTACTTCAGGCACATAAGGCACAGTCGAACTAGCGGACCCTGAAATAAGTCTCTCTGTGCGACTAAAATAATCGTCAATACTTTTATTTGTTTTAACATCATACTGTATTATAGAGACAGAAGGAGTAAGGTCATTACCTGCACTATTTCCTACTAATACAAACTGGTTGTTTTCACTGACGTTACGTTCGCCTTCAACAATCCATATGCCGTGTTTGTTGATGTCATGAAAATAGCTGTTTGAAACAATGTTTCTTGACGGTCCGAATTCCTGACCTGGATTTCCCAAAATAGTACCTTGACCAAACACAATTCCGTGTCCGCTCTGATAAAATTCGCACCTGTCAAACTTGTTACCTGTAGTGTTATAATCGCTTTTTACAGCATATGAAAAATTACTGATTTCGCAATCTAAAAAAACACAGTCTGAACTTTTCACAGCGCTGCTGAGAGAAGTTACCTCAATACCTATATTGTCGTTCGCAATTGAATCTGATATATCCCAGCCGCCGACAATTTTAATATCTCGAAATTCACTGTTTACACAGTTTTCTAGCACCATACCTTTTGAGCCATTTGTTTCTAGTGTAATACCTTCGACTAGTATGCGTTGTGCTTGGTTAGCAGCGGAAGTTGTATCACCAAATTCGTCACCATCAGCAAAGTTAAAATAGTTACCCGGCTCACTAAAGGCATTGACAGTTTGCAACATCACAGAAGCAGATCCTATTTGCTTTAACACAGTTTTATCGGAGCCCGCTCCTATAACAGTAGCATACGGCGGAATGTAAAGAGTGCCAGTAATGTTATACACACCTGGTTCTATATGTAATCGAACTCTGCTTACAGGATTTGTTTTGTTTGTGTTGTTAATGAATAATTGATCAATTGCTCTTTGCAGGGCTTGTGTATCGTCGCCTGAGCCGTCTCCCCTTGCGCCAAAGGATTTAACTGATACTGTGTCGTCTAGTCTTTGTTGTAGGGTTCTTTCTACAGGATTGCCTGAATTAGGCCCGGTTTCGATATAACCTTCATCCTGTTTATAGGTGTAGGTGCTGGCAATGGAGAATATATCATCGTATTCTGTAAGGACTTTAGTGTTGCCTACAGCCGGGGCGCCTTCTGAAACTGCACCATTTCCTATGTACAATTCTCTTGTATCAATCGCCCAACCAAGTTCTCCCGAAGCTAACTGGGGCAATCCTGATCCTGTATTTCTCTGTCCTCTTCGGATTTGTATTTTGGAAAGCTGTACAACCGCCACTCTAATCTCCTATTTAGAGTATTTATCGTTCAACCAAACTGTTCGTAGTACTGATAAACTCGGTTATACCATTCCTTGCGCCATTCAGCGTATTCATCTGGCCATACATCAAACTGTTGGTATTCTTCGCCGCCTATTTCAAGAGGGTCCGGACCTCGTGTACACATGAAAATATGGCCTTCTCGAATGTTTGTGCCATAGAGTTCATTGTGACATTCAGCATATGCTACTAGCTGTAGAAAATAATTTTCTACCCATTCTATTTTTTTCTTTTTGTTGGCCTGCTTGAAATCCATAATTGCAGGTTGATCTTGGTAAGTGCCTACAAGATCTGTTGTGCCTGCATACATTTGTGGCATGTAGAGAGACACTTCAGAACCCCATACGGAAGTGATATCAGGAAAAGCTTGGTCTTTTATAACAGAGGCCATAGCATGAGCTTTAATAGAATATGGGTTCGATCCTGGCTTTACCCAATCACCTGTTTCCACATAATTCTCTATATATTTGTGTAGTCTTGTGCCTATGCCTGCTGCTTCTGTC